TGGTTTTGGTTTTGGTTTTGGTTTTGGTTTTTGTTGCTTTGGTCTAGGTGGTGAAGGTCTTTTCATGTTTAATGGTAGAGGTTCTTCACTTCTAAGTTCTCTAATCATTTGAATGTAACTTATAACTTGATTGCTTTTAAGTGAAGGAGTTTTTGGTAAAGACATAACATGTCTAACGACGTTTTTTACGACATTTTTACCAAATTTACCGTAAATCTTATTAGCTTCTTTTTCGATTAAATTTTTCTTTAAAACCTGTTTTTTATCTAATTTCCAGTCCTTTACCATATTCTTTTTTACTTCATTTGCTACCATTTTTTTTAGTACACCATCTCGTGTTACAAATTTTTTATTATTTTCGAGTTTAGTTAGTTTATTTTTAACTTCACGAACATTTTTATTTATATTCATAACGTTTCCGTATTTTTTCATCCAAAGTTTACCGTAAAGTTTAATTAAATCATTTTTAATACTCACTTCGTTAAGTTTACGCCTTCTATTTACAGGTAAACGTTTTTCTTTATTTTCTTTATTTTTCAATACTTTTTCCATTTCATTTGCAAGTGCATTTGGTGAATTTGGTGTACCTGGTTTATCTTGAAGTTTTTGACATAATATTTTTACGGTGTCTGTATCTTCTACCGTTATACCTTTAGATATAGCAAGTGATACGAGTTGGTCTTTTTTCAATTCTCTACAAAGTTTATCATCTATTTTATAATTAGAATTACCCTTTTCTATTTTGTCAAGGACTTTACATATATCTTCTTTTTTCTGTTTGTTTTTAATACCAACAACACCCAATTTTTTAGAAACTTCGAGTAAAACTTTTTTGGATAAACCTTTACATTTTTTACCTCCTATTTTCATTATACCGTCTTTATCGTACGTAATTCTAGTATTTTTAACTTTTGGTGTTGTTTTTCTTTTAACGGGTTTTTTCTTTGGTATTTTGAAACAACAATCATAACCTTGTGGATTTTTTCGAGATTCAAATCCATTTTTACAAGGTGGTCTTCTTGGTTTAGGACATGTTGAACCCTGTGTTTTTTTAGAAACAATTATTTTTTTATCTGCGTTAACATTTTTGTTAACCAAACCTATCGTATACCCATTTTCGTGTAACTTTTTAACAAGTTCTACACCTACAGAATAAGCACGTTCTAGATCATCGGGATTGGATTCACCCTGTACCTGAACAATACCTGAACCTGCCTTTCCAGTTTTTGTTGAAAATATAAACGTATGGTCCTTGTATTTTAAATAAAGAAATGGCGACGATTCTGGTTCGTACATGAGGAATGAAATTCCCCATGTGCGTAATTGACGGTATTCACTTGTCATTTTATATAATTGAAAATTAGTGTTTGTTAAAAATTGACCTGCGATATTATTGTATTCTATATCATTGTATAAAAATTTGTGTTTTTGTGTGTATGTATCAACTATATAATTACGTAAAGATTCTGGTTGTTTTTTTAAATTTTTAGAACCTAAAAATCCACCCGAAAATCTAATTTTACCATTTTTATAAATATTAAAACTAAAATTCTTTTTTTCTATACCGTTCATCATGTATCCGGAAAATTGTGCAGAAAAGAAGTTTTTATCTAAATCACCCTTTAAACCAAAATCTTTTGTGTGAACAACACCTGTTTGAAATCTTCCATATATACCCTTTATTTCACTTATATCTGCGGTTAAACCTCCTGCTATTGGTGCATGACCCTTTGGTTTTTGTTTCAGTATATTTTTTATATCGATACGTGTTTCATCTTTACTAAATGGTTCATTTACTAAAGCGTTGTATATACCTGGTTTGAATTTACCTACTCTAAGTTCGGAAAATGTGGAAGTTGTATTAGTTTGTGGTATCATTTCCTGTTGGACACGGGGTACAAACGGTTGTGCTACATTTGTTCTCTGTATATCTACATTTGAATTCTGTACGAATTGTCTTGGATCAGTGTTCATACTTACACTATGCTGAGATTATTCTTCCATTTCTTCTATTATCACATCTACACCTATAATAAAATCCTGGTTTTTGTAGGTTTTTCCTGCGTAGGTTTTTTCATTATTCCGTTTGATCTCCACACCTCTACTACTAAACGGCCCGAGGTAGAAATCGGGATTAAACCTTGGTCGACCTAGATTGTTTTTAAAACAATAATTGAAAAATCTTTTTTTGAAAACTTCGAGTGGACAAAAGTAGGTTTCTCCGTGACCGTCGAATAAGATTATATCTGACTGTAAGAAATGTTCGAGTGGGTTCGTTACTGTTGCAACTTGTTTTCTAATTTGAGCGAAGTAGTCTGGAATGATATTCCAAATATCCTCACAATTATATTTTTGTGAGTATTCAAGGTATCCTCTAACGCACTTTTGGATAATTATTGGTATTTCGTTTTTCAACTTTATTTCTAATAGAGGATCTGTGTCAGCATCTCTAATCTGTTTTTTGAAATGCCATGTCATTAACCGTCTCAAAATACTACCTGAGTTATCTTTCCAATTAGGAACTTCGTTACCTCCGAGTATACCTGGAACAATCCAGGTAATGTTTTTCGCCTTTTCACATTTAACTGCAATAGATACGTCTTCTCCGGATACTATAGACTGAAACTCTGCCTGTTCGAGTTGTAAATCACCTTTAATTTCTGGTGCAATGAAAAGTAACGCGTCATGTATAGAAGATAAACCAAACTTTCTTTCTACGTTATTCGAGAGTGTTCTTACATCGTCCGTTTCGTAAAATTTACTAAAAACTTTCGTAATGAGTGTTGATTTACCAGAACGCGCGATACCTTTTAAAAATGGTATGATTTGCCATTTATCTAGGTCGTTTAGTTCGAAACAAAGACGACCACCCATGATATACATCCATTTACATACGTCAGGTTCAAATTCCTGTGAATGGAGAACCTTATCAAAATTTGGTGTAGGTATTTCGAACCAATCTTTGCATATATTGTTATAATCTTCAAAAATTGTATCGAAATATTTACAACTTACAATTTTTGGGTCGAGGTTTATAGCCTCTTTTGATTCGTACGGATAAAATACGGATACGTATTTTTCTTGTGTACGAGACCACTCTTTACCGATAAATATACCGTTTCTGAAAGACCAGACGTGTCTATCCTTTACAATTTCTGGAAACTGTAGGTCATAACAATCACCGAGATGTTTGATAACTTGATTAATTATAGTTGTTCCGTTATTTGTTAAATCTTGCCACAATTCAAAACGCGATTCTTTTGGTGCCATGCGATGAACGTAAGCCTTAATAAGTTCGGTTTGTCTCCATGCGCGCGTGTTATGACCTTCGGGTGTTTTAATTTGTACACAACAATAACCCTTGTACCTTTTTATATTATTTTCGTAAAGTTCTCGTAAAATAGCTAAAAGAGCTTTTTGGAAAACGTTAAGGTTTTCGAAATCCGGTGTTGAACACCTTAATATAGAAGGTTCTGAAGGTATATTTGCAGGTAACCAGGAGGGATGGTGGACCCTTTCGTACATACGCGCGGCTCTATAAATAATAGTCCAACAATCGTCAACTTGATCAATGAGACGAGATAGACGAAGAGATATTAAATCGTCATCATCATTTTCCTCGAAATTTAGAATACCTAAAGTATCAGCACGATTAAACATTAAACTAAGTTTATCCTTTATTCTTCTATATTCACCCTCAACATCAGAGTAATTAAATTTTTTTGGTTGACCGGTTTCTTCGTTAATATCGTTTTCGTCAAACCAATTTCTATATCCCAATTGGAAGGGTTCCTTACCGTTATTCCATGCCTTGATGGACCATTTATCTTCAAATTGGGAGAGGAGATTCATGAATGTTTCATGGTTTAATTCAGAAATTTTGTTATCCCACAGGATACTATTTGCTTCAATAGTGTTTGGTTCTTTAGCTGGATAATGTGTATCTTCCATATCTTATAAGTATTACTCGTTATTTTTCTAAGCCTTTTTTTGAATATGAGATAACATTTTAATCATAATTTTATTTTGTACTTCAAGCTGCCTGGAAATATTTACCAAAGCAGAACATAAAGTTTCACCTTCTTCAGATATAAGAACTGAACTTAAAAGGTTACCGAGACCCATAAAAGGGTCATGTTCATCATCATATTCATCATCTTCATTTTCTGATATTTCAAGGTCTTCTGAATTTTCCGATACAAGTTCCGTTTCATCGATAAAAGATTCGGTATCATTGATATCGTCTTCTGAAATTTCGGATTCAATTTCAATATTTTCGTCGACACTTTCTTCATCAACATTTTCAAGCTCTGGTACAGGTTCGTTAGACATTTATATATAGTAGGAAAAATCAAATCGTGTTTTTTCGCGAAATCATCCGAAAAAAAAATCTCAGCCTATAGTACAAAAACAAACAATATGGCCGGTGGTCTCATGCAACTCGTCGCCTATGGCGCCCAAGATGTCTACTTGACTGGTAACCCAAAAGTCACTTTCTTCCAGGCGGTTTACAAACGCCACACTAACTTCGCGATGGAAAACATCGAACAAACTGTTAACGGTACGGCCTCTTCGTCTGGTCGCGTTTCCGTCACGGTCGCCAGAAACGGTGATTTGATCGGTGACATGTACTGCGAACTTCAATTTAAGGCTGCTCTTTCTGGATGCTCCCACTGCTGGGCTGCGGAACGTGCGATCAAGGATGTTGAATTGTCCATTGGTGGTCAAAGAATCGACAAACACTACCAAAAATGGTGGAGATTGTACGCTGAATTGTACTTGGCGGAAGGTGCCAAGGCCAATTGGGATAAGATGACTTCTTCGCAAGTCGCGGATACAACTAACGGTGTCCAAGTCTTTTTGCCACTCGTCTTCTTCTTCAACAGAAACCCAGGATTGGCTTTGCCATTGATTGCCTTGCAATACCACGAAGTCAGACTCGACTTTGACTTGGCGTCCGATTTCGGTACCAACTTTACGTCTTCCTTCAAGGTTTGGGGTAACTACGTCTACCTCGACACTGAAGAGCGCAGACGATTCGCGCAAAAGGGTCACGAATACTTGATCGAGCAAGTTCAGCACACTGGTACTGATTCCTTGGAGGCGTCTGGTACTAAGCAAGTCAGATTGTCCTACAACCACCCAGTCAAGGAATTGGTCTGGTGTGTGACTGACGGTGTTTCCACTGAATCCAACTTGTGGAACCTTGGTACATCGACGGATGCGGCGAAGGTTCT